TAGGAGTCGTAAATGAAGCTAACACCTGTAATTTTGAAAGAAATCTACGAAGTGTTAAGCATTTGCGAGCCATTCACCAAATGGAAACTACCCTATGCAGACGAGATTAAATTTGAGGTCACTCAGGACATGGACTGCATGGGGACTTACCTATATGACGATGGCGGTGATTACGAGCATACTATTACTATTAGTGCTGCCCGTTGCGGTCATCTTGACACAGTTATACGCACTATGGCGCATGAGATGATTCATTGCTCTAGGCATGGAACAGTCACAGACGCTTGGTTAAAGCACGATAAGACCTTCAGAAGAAGGGCTCACTCAATCGCTACAGAGCTAGGATTTGACCCTTTAGAGCTATAACTGTTGTAAAAATACAACACTTTCCGATTATCTATGCAGAATTTATAATTTATAAACTCTCAATTTATATTTGCAAATTGTAAATACAAAAAGCTATAAGACCTTAATTATCCCACCTAGGTACATAGCAACCGCTACAGCTTCCACTACAAAGAGAGCGTGGTCTTTTGTACGCAACCCTACCATAGTCCAAAGAAAAGAGCCTGTAAGCCCAAATAATAGGTTTAAAGGGTATATATTTAGGCTAGTCAATCCTATGCCTAAAAGACACAGAATCGTACCAGCCCATTTATACCCATTTAGCCCCACTTGTGAACATCCCCTGTAAAGTCTTTGGGGTACTCCAAGATAGGGTTGGCTAGAGCTTCTTGCATCCAATCAATATAGGTCTGTAGCTCGTCTAACGAGTCGCTAGATGCTTCTGCTCGCCCATGAGCGTATGGTAGCCCATCGACATCAAAAAAAACTTCTCTGAGAGAGTAATAAACTCCCTCATCGGTATCTTCTTTGACTAGCCTAATATTCCACATTTAGTGATTCTGTCCTTCTAATGGTTGTTCTACTTCTTTCTTATCCTGTTCAGGTTTCCAATTTTTCATTGTGTGTTCGATTGCTTCTCTAATTTTTTGTAATTCACTCTCAGGCATATTAAAGTCCATCATCTTCTAAAGTCTCTATTGTGTAAAAAGTCTCTTGGCAGTTAGAGCATTTATGCTTTCTTCTGACAAAATAAGTGTCATCATCGGTCTTAAACTGTCTAGTATCTAGGCAGTAAGTTTTATATTCTAGCTTATCTTTAGCATAGCACAAATGGCAAATCATTCCGTCTACTCCGAAAAAAGTAATAAGGTTCTCAAAATTCATTTCTTTTCACAGTTAAAAACAACTGTGCCGACTCTAAACTGTTTCATTACAGAGCAGTCTGTTTTCACATTGTTGTAACTAGAACCAGTACCAATAATATTGCCAATAGCAAATACGACCAATAAAACAATGATATTGTCTTTAATGTAATCCATTATTTTGTTAAAAGTTTTCATGTTATCTCCCATACCAAGCTGCTGTAATATCTACAAAGTTATCTGATGTTATCTTCTTGGATTTGCCTACAACATAGCGCTTCTCCTTCCTAGGCGCTCTAGGCTTTCTTTCTTTTACTCTACGAAGTCCTAGCTCAGTCATACGAGCAAAACGAATCTTATCTCTTTCTGCTCTTTTTCTAATCTGTTCTTCCCTGAGTGTGTTCTTGTAATCTTCCATGCTAACAGATGGTTCATTACCCAAAGCGTAGACCCTAGACCAAGTGTGCTTTTCTACAACAAAGTCCTTGATATAGACCTGTTTCTCTTTGAGTAGATACCGCATATAAGAGCGACAAATATCCTCATGGAGATTCATAATCTCTGTAATCTGTCTGCTAGTCTTTGGTGATTCCTTGAGCAATAAAATAATTTGCTGAAGTCTTTGTAAAGATTGATTTGTTTTAAAACTAAGTGCCATATAAACCTATCAGAAAAAAAGGGCTACTTGCGAGGTTAGTTGTATTACAGGGTTAAAGGGGACTCGCTTTCGCCCATATACTTAATAACAATTAGTAGTGCAATTTCCACCTGCATAACAACAGGTCGTACAAGTAACAATACGACCACCTGATGTAATAGTGTGTGTTGAGCAATTAGCATACACCAAACTTGCTGATGCTGCCAACCATAATCCAATTAAAAGTTTTTTCATGATTACTCCTTAAAAGGTAGGGCTACTCGCTGCGTCTATGGCAAACCTTTGACGGCACACTTCGGTAGTTTGCATGGCTAATCACATAGCATCCGCTTTCGCCCATTGTTAATTAAAATGGTACATCATCCGATAAATCTGCTACAGGCTTTGCAGCACTTGGCGCAGTCTTTTCTTGTATATCTCGCTCATAAACCCACCCATCAAAACTTAATGGTAGGCTTTCAAATTTATACATAGTACCTTTGTCAGTTTCCATCTTGACACCAATCTTGAGGTAGCGAGTCTTTTCTTCGCCCTGTTTGTTAGTGTAAGTACCAGCTTTTGCTACAAGTTCCTTAGTTATTGCCATCTTTTAAACCCTTTAGTTTAGTTACTGTTTCGTCTACTTCTTGTAAGAAAGCAGACACTTCTTTCTCAAGATTCGCAATGTATTCATCGTCTCGATTAACTCGGACAACAAACAACTGCAAATCTTCAGGAAGTCTAGGGTCAAATGAAACAAAATCGCACCAAGCTCTGCCTGTTACTGCCATTTGTGTTTGCATTTGAGGTATATATTTACTAGGCGCTTTGCCTGATAGGATAGTCTCAATGGCTGTCTTAGAGTTTGGGCATTTAATCTCAATCAACCCATCATCCCCTACAAGACCATCAGGAGAGCAACCAAACATAGCAATAGACGAATGGTCAATAAATCCTACTTCATCAACTAAGACGCTTTTGTGAGCTTCATAAGCCATGCGAGCTTGAGGTTCAGTATCTGTACCCCATTGCATTGCATCATTCATATAAAGCTCGGCTTGCTGCCCTGTTAATCTTTCAACAACTAGCTCTGTTAAATAGTTAGCTCTTGAAGCACTAACACCTGTCTTTGTCTTTGCTAGGACATCAGCGACTCGGCTTGCTGTAACCTTGCCAAGTCTTGCCTTAAACCATTCTTCTGTTCTTTGTTCCACTATCTACTCCCTATCCATAAAATTAAAGCTACTAAACCTAATCCGATTAAAACACCTAGTAGTAAAACAAAACTAATCATCAACATCTTGCATCTCTTTTAGAATGTCTGCAAGGTTGGTCGCATATTTAGCACACTCTCTAGCGCAGTTTTCTGCTGTAGCCCACTCGCCTTTGAGACAGTAATTATGCAACATTCTTACTTCTGCTTGCAAGTTAATCCATACATTTGCGTAATCTTTATCGTAATCAATCATTTATTTCTCCTTAATACTGTGGATTGGTGTTGTTTCAAAATCTCTAATGGTGCTGCTAATCTCTTAACTGCATTAGATGGGTGGCAACACCATTTATCACCCATTTCCTTAATAATCGCTTGTGACTTGGCTAAGTTGTATTCAGGCATAAAGTCATAGACTGCCTTGTGTCTACCAGCTTTCATCATTTGTCTAATTAAATTAATATCGTTATCTGTCATTGCAAGGCTACCTTTCTTTCTTCTTTAGCTTTGTTAATACGAGCTAGAGCATCTTTGTCTTTCTGTGCGACCTTATAGGCATAGGCAAAGTTCTTTTTAAGCTCATCCATATCCTTAGACAAGATAATCATTTCTTCTAAAGAAACTGTGTCTACAAATGGCTCGCTAGAATCTAAAGCATCATGCTCAACTATCTCCATTGCTGTAACCCATAAATATCTTCGTGTATATGTTTCTACAGCACCTAAATTTTGAATTGGATGGCAACCTTTTAATTGAGCATCAGCCATAGGACTTGTAATTTCAATTTTGCTATTGTCATCTACAGATGTAATTGTTAGCGTGGCAAGTTCTTTGCCAAAACTAATAACCCCACAAAGACCATGCTTGTCAAATAGCTTGTTTATTGTTGGCAAAAAATCACCAAGCTCAAAATATTTATAACCAGCAAATTTATTATGACCTGATTTTGTAAGCTCAATTCCTTGTAACTCAATACGAGCTTTGTTTAGTTTTGTATATACATTCATGTTTTCTCCTTTAAAAACCCTATTATCAAAAACTACTCTTACTTCTTACTTACAACCTGTTAGCTCTCGCTCTGCCATAACTTCTAACCAATCTAGGACTTCTGAATAAATAATGCGACCTAGTTGGTGTGTGTCCTTGTTATACAAAGCATCTTCAATGGCTTCTTTTTTCTTGTAAAGAATCTCATCTTGCAGAGCTTCCATGAAATTGTCGATATTGTCGATTCTGTATTTGGTATTGAGCAACTCATCTAATTGCTCATGAAAGGCATCTTCTGCCTGACATTGTTGCTGAAATGGTTGTTCTAACCAAGCGTCATAGTTCATCATTTTCTCCTTAACCTAAAAACCCAAAAGCCCACAAAATAACAGGAGTCATCAAGCAAGCACCTAAGAAAACACCACCTAAAATTTCTTTCATATAAACCCTTTATTTTTTAACCCAAATTTGTTTAAAGTTCCTTTTAGCGTTAGTTACACCTTGAAATCTAACCCAAACTTGCTTATGCGTTTCACTACGCTTTTGTTCAAATTCATCTTGTTTTTGATTTACATAAGCCATAGCATCATCAAAAGACATAGGCTTTTTATCAATAAAAATTTTAACTTCGTAATTTGGATATTTAACTGGGTCAGGTCTAGCCCAAATTAATGCGTTATATGCTTCGTAATGAGCTAATTTTGAATTGCGAATTTTGATAGATTCCTTTAACTCACCATCTAAATATTTTTCAATTAAATAAGCCATTTTTAAACCCTTTCAAAACCTAGTTAATAATTACTGCATACCCTGTATGATGGACTAGAATACTTACACGAAACTTACAAATATCAATTATTTTTATAGGTGTTTACCCTATGTATGCAAAAAAAGTAGATTTAACTCAAAAAGAGATAGTAGCAGCCCTTAGAAAAATGGAGTGTAGCGTATTCCATTTACATACAGTTGGTCAAGGGTGTCCTGATTTATTAGTCGGGATTGACGGAAGAACATACCTTGTAGAAGTCAAAAAAGACGAGAAAGCCAAGTATACAGATGCTCAGTTAAAATTTATGACTGAATGGCGAGGTGCGCCTGTGGTTCGACTAAATTCTGAGAAAGATGCTATTGCATTTGTAAATTCTGTGATATAAACTTACCTTAATCGCTTGGAGGCGATAGAGAGTAAGCCTTAGTCAGCAATCTGCACCTACTCGGTGTCCTCCAACGACAATGCCGCTACATTGTTGAGATTGCTGTCTAGGGCTTTTGTTTTTTAAGGAGTAAAAATGCCCAATAGATTGCTTAAAGAAGGCATTGTAGATTCGTCTTTGATTGATAATTTATCAGCCGAAGAAGAAGTATTTTTTTACAGATTGCTAGTAGTATCCGATGATTTTGGTCGCATGGATGCTAGAACAGCTATCTTGAAGTCAAGATGTTTTCCATTAAAAGAATTTAAAACTGAAAAGATTGATGGCTGGTTGCGGTCACTTGTCAGACATGGGTTAGTCACTATGTATAAAGTTGATGACAAACCATATTTACAAATTCTTAAATGGGAACAAAGAGTTAGAAGCAAAGGCAAGTATCCATCGCCTGATGGCTCACAACCTATTGACATTGTGCTGACAAATGACAGCGAATTGCTGACAGATGACGGCTTGGGTAAGGGTTTGGGTAAGGGAAAGGGAATGGGTAATGGGGGTAGCCGAGCTACAAGAATGGCTAATGATTTTCAATTACCTGATTCTTGGATAGAGTTCTGCAAAGAAAATAGACCTGATTTAGACCCACAAGCTACATTCTTAGAGTTTAAAGACTATTGGATTGCAAAAGCTGGTAAAGATGGTTGCAAAACCGATTGGGAAGCAACTTGGAGAAATTGGGTTAGAAGGGCATTTAGTAAGCCTGTTGTAAGCAAAAAGTCGGATGATAAGGCTTGGATGTTTAGCAATCAAGGTATAGAAGCTAAAGCAGTAGAGCTAGGAGTTAATACCTATGGTGTAGCTAACCACCAACAGTTGAAGGACAAGATTTTGCTAGTTATGGCTCAAAGGAATCTGCAATAGTGGATTTATTTGAAGATACAAGCTCTGAGTCATATAGGCATGAGTGCGAAGTTAGATGGGTAGCAACTATGCCACTAGCAGAAAGAAGAAAGTACCTAATGCTGGTTGATGACAAAAGAGGATTACAAGCAAGACTTAGACTACAGGAAGGGTTAGAAAGATTATGGCAGACAAGAAAGAAGCAATCGAAATAGCTGATGAGCTACTAGCCAAATACGATTTATTGAGCGTTAAGGCTGCTTTTACTATTCGTGAACTGTTGAAAGAAATAGACCGATTAGAGGATATTCGTACTTTTTATGCAGAAGAACAGGCTAAATATGCAAAGCCTATGGAGATACAATGGACAGACAAATAGACCCAAACTCAGCAATAGATTTCATTATCAAGCATGGCGAGGAATTTGCTCAAGCCAAGGCAGATAGAGTCTATATTGAACAATTCCTAAAGAGCAAAAAAGCTATGCTAATGAATGACTGTCGCAATGAAACAGTCTCAAAAGCAGAAGCCTATGCCCTAGCCCATGCAGATTATCGAGTATTGCTAGATGGTCTGAAAGCTGCTGTATTAAAAGAGGAAACTCTCAAGTGGCATTTAGAAGCTGCTCGACTAAGGACTGAGGTTTGGAGAACTCAGGAAGCTAGTAACCGCCATGTAGAAAGGTCTGTGCGATGAAAGAAGAAGCATTGAAGTTAGCTGATGAATTGGAGAAACAAAAATGATATATAAAACTTTTGAAGAGTGGAAAGCGGGTCGCTGGTTGGAAGATGGCGAGCCAAGAACAGAAGCCTACACAGAAGATGAACTACTGCTTGTTGAGATGGGTTGGAAATATGGTTTTGATGCTGGTAAAGAACAAACAAAGCCATTAAGTGATGAGGAAATACATGACATTTGGAAAAGTTTGTGGGAAGGCGGAAACATTGGTCATATTGCATATAACTATGCAAGAGCAATAGAAGAAAGGCATGGGATTAAATGAAGATATTAGTATTTATTGCATCATTTATTGGCGCATTGTTTGTATGGTGGCTTATGGGATTTGATTTTGATAGCCGAGGAATAGCAACAGGATGTGGCTTTATTGTTTGTTTTTTGGTCGGTATATTAGGAACTCTATCTTATGACATTCATAAAAACAATTATTAGAAAGGCATGAGATTAAATGAGCGCATTAGATACCCAAGTATCAGGCAATCACTACAAAATGCCTATTCAGCCTGTAGAGTTTATCCACAAGAACAATATTCCTTATATCGAGGGTAATGTTATTAAATACCTATGCAGATGGCGCAATAAGAATGGCTTAGAGGACTTAAAGAAAGCTAGGCATTACATAGACCTATTGATAGAGATGGAGTCTAAAAAGTGAACCTAATGCGAAATCCTTTAGCCACTCATACTGACTTTAGAGATTTCAAAGGTCTGATAAAGACCAATCCTAAACTTACTCCTAGCAATTTGGACATGGTTTTGGAACGCAAGGGTAAATTTTTAGTGGGCGAATGGAAGCGAGAAAACGAGCAAATAAGCCAAGGTCAGAAGATTTTGCTCAAAAGCCTAGCCCTACAAAAAGACTTTTGCGTACTCATTATATATGGGCATACAGACGAAGAACAGACTGTCATCCACAAGTTTTACTTTCTTTCTCCTAAAGGAACACTTAAACTATGTGGCACATCATTAGATGATTTAAAGGATTTCGTAACTCGATGGTATAACTATGCCGACCAAAGCGCAGAAAGCACACTATGACAAAGTTGCAAGACTCGGATGTATTCTTTGCAGACATCTCGGCTATACCGATTCGCCATGCGAGATTCATCACATTCGTAGGGCAGGAAAAAGAGACACAGCACCTGTTATCGGATTATGTCCTGAACACCATCGAGGAAATACAGGGATTCATGGACTCGGTAGAAAAGCATTTGAGAGAAAGTATAATCTTACAGAGGAACAGCTTTTAGCAGAGGTAGAAAGCCTAATATGAATATTGATGAGCGCTTATGGAATTGGTCTTACTATGTAACTTATTGGTTACAAGACCCTACTCCAAAACAACCTAAAACTTGTGCAAGTGCAGAAAAGAACTATAGCCCAATGCTAGGTCATGTTATGGATGATGAAGTCCCTGATATGCCTAGTGTAGATTGGCAAGATGGTGAGCTAGTCGAGTCTCTGATGCGAAATATCCCTGAGCATAATCGAGCAGCTTTAAAAGCATATTATGTTTCTTATCCTTATCAATCCGACTACAATGTAGCTAATCATTTACGCTGTTCTGTTAAAAAATTTAAAAAAGACTTAGAAGATGGTCGGACACGATTACAACGAGAAATTAATAGGCAAGTATCAGGAAACAAGGCTTTGCGACAACTGTCGGACAAAACAGCCTAAACACACAGGATTTATGCAGAAATTCAACAATGGACTAAACCAAAGGTGGCTGTGTTGTAGTTGTAAGGAAAAAATAGTAGAATAAATACAAAAGCCCTAATAGCTGGACACTAAAAGGGCTTTCTAAACACAACAACTGGAAAGGAGTTGATATGTCTGACAAGTATTTTACATTCACAAAAGAAAAATTGCATAGTATTTTTTGCTATGAAAATGGTAATCTTTTTTGGAAAAGTCATAAATACAAAGCATACATTGGCAAAAAAGCAGGAACATTAAATCCTAATGGGTATATTTATATATCTATTAATTCAAAGCAATATTTTGCTCATAGATTAATTTTTTTAATGAATCATGGGTATCTGCCAAAAACTATTGACCACATAAACAATAATAAATCAGATAACAGAATAGAAAACTTACGACCAGCTACCATTTCTGAAAATGGTTTAAACAGGAAAACATCTAAAAATAATTCTAGTGGTGTAAAAAATGTTGCTTGGTGTAAATCTTCAAAAAAATGGAAAGTTAGTATGACTGTCAATGGTAAAGATAAATACTTTGGTGTATATGATAATTTAGAATTAGCCGATTTAGTTGCTCAAGAAGCTAGAGATAAATTTCATGGAAAGTTTGCTAGACACAAATAGTTTGCAAAACCTTAAAAAAGGTATATACTTTGCGTGGGGTAGTGTTTTCTACTCCGATGCGATTTTTCATGTAGTCTCCCTTCACGGATTTAGCCCTAGCAAATAGGGCTTTTTTTATGGATTTATTATGGACAAGAAACCTATGATTATGATTGGCTTGCTCGGTGGTAAGCCTGAAATGGCTGAAAAGAAAGAGGGCGGTCTCTTAGAAGCAGATGTAGAGTCTTGTCCTTTAGCTACACAAAACGAAACCATTAACGCTGGCAACAAAGAAAAAGCTATTGTTGTAGCCAAGTATGGTAAGCGCACAGACGCACAATGTAAGTCTTGCGAATACTTCTGTACCCCTGACGAAATGCCTAACTGTGGCATCAAGAAGGGTATGGGATTCTGTAAGATTTACGAATTTATGTGTGCAGAATCAAATGGTTGCGACTCTTGGGAGTCTGCCGATATGGAAGAAATGGAAGAATCTGAAGAAGAATCAGAGGATTACGAAGATTGATTCCTAAAGTCCTACACTTTGTTTGGATTGGTGACGAGTCGAAAAGACCCGATAACTGTATTGATACTTGGCGAGAACTAAATCCTGATTACGAAATCAAGATTTGGGGAAACAAGGAACTCAAAGAAAACAAGTGGTATAACGCTAGACACATGATGGCTATGGCAAAGCAAGAGCTTTGTGGAGTAGCAGATATGATGCGTTATGAAATCCTGTATGAGCATGGTGGAATCACAGTCGATGCAGACTCTATCTGCCTAGCACCATTAGAGGATTGGTTATTAAAGCCTGATGCTTTTAGTCATTGGGAGAATGAGTTAGTGCGCCCTAACTTAATACAAGTCAGTTTTATGGGGTCTGTGCCAAAGAATGTATTTTTTGGTCACTTGATTGAGACACTAAAGCACAAAGAAACAGTAGTAGATTCAATGGCTTGGGAGTCAGTTGGAACTAAGTTTATCTCTGAAATGTATAGAGAAACTGGTTATCCGCTAACGATTTACCCTAGTCATTACTTTAGCCGAGACCATTTCACAGGGCATAGCTACGAAGGGAATGGTCATTGTTTCGCTACTCAATTATGGGGTAGCACCAAAAACAACTATGATGAGATATGGAAGATAAAATAGAACTCAGAGATGGTTGGTGGTGGGCTAAAGACGATAAAGAAGGATGGGAATGGATTCCCTATGAACACACATTCTTTCACCAGTTAGTCAGATGGGTTGGTGGCAGAGATACAGTAGTTCAGGCTGGTGCTAACTGTGGCATTTGGATTAGAAGTTATGCACAAGAGTTCAAGAATGTTTACACATTTGAGCCTGATGATATTAATTTTGAGTGTTTAAAGCGAAACATTACCGAGCCTAATGTTGTCATGCAAAAGGCTGCTCTAGGCGATAAAGTAGGACATTGCCATACTGTCGAGAACATTAAAGGCAATATGGGCGCTCAGAGGATTGAGCTAGGTGGCGATGTTCCTGTAGTCAGAATAGATGATTTACCACTAGAAGCCTGTGATTTAATCCAGTTAGATGTAGAGGGTTACGAGCATCAAGCTGTCTTAGGTGCGCTAGAAACAATAAAGAAATTCAAGCCTGTAGTAATATTAGAACTATGTGGTCATGGTCAGAAGTACGGATTTACCGACCAAGACACTATAGAAATGATGGAAAGTTTGGGCTACAAGATGGCTCAAAAAGTCATATCAGACTTAATATTTATCCCAAAGGAGTCGTAATGAAAGGTCTCTACGCTAACATCCATGCTAAACGCAAGCGCATTGCAGAAGGCTCAGGCGAGAAAATGAACAAGGTCGGCAGTAAAGCTGCACCAAGCGCTAAGGATTTCAAAGCTGCTGCTAAAACAGCTAAACCATACAAGGGCAAAAAATGAAAATGAACAAAAAAGGCGCTAACAAGATTAGCAAAGTCATGTCTGAATACAAGCATGGTCAGTTAAACATTGGTGGCTCAAACAAAAAAGTTAAGAGCAAAGACCAAGCCATTGCTATCGCTATGAGCGAAGCTGCTAAAGCTATGCGAGTCAAGAAGTGAAGATTAGAGAAGCTGCCAAGCTGTTCGAGAGAATCGGTGTAGAGGGCTACAACAAGCCCAAGCGTACTCCAAATCACCCTACAAAATCTCATGTAGTCGTGGCAAAAGAAGGCGATACAGTAAAGACCATCAGATTCGGACAGCAAGGAGTTTCAGGTTCACCAGCTAGAAAAGGTGAGTCAGAAGCAGACAAGGCAAGACGAAAGTCATTTAAAGCCCGTCATGCTAAAAACATAGCTAAGGGAAAGCTAAGTGCTGCGTACTGGGCTAATCGTGAAAAATGGTGAGCAATCACTAACTTATGTTTATAGTTCAATTAAGAAACCTTGAAACTAAATGGGATAGCTTTGATGACAAGGCAGAGTATCTCGGATTTTTATATCCATACTTACTGAAACTAGCAGACGAGCTAGAACAAGACGATATATATTTTGTAGGCGATTTGCCAATAGTGCATTAGTGTTGTATATTTACAACATCATCAACCAACACCCCTAGAGGATTGGAATGGAAGCAGAACAAAAACTTGATAATTTAGAGGAAGAAAAATCAAGTCATGGCGGTTTACGAGTTGGTGCTGGTAGACCAAAAGGCTCTACAAATAAGATTCCTCGTGTAGCCAAAGAGAACATCATTCAGGCATTTGAAGAACTTGGTGGTGTAGAAGGTCTAGTAAACTGGGCTAAGACAGACCCTAAGAATCAGGGCGATTTCTACAAGATATACGGAAGACTGTTGCCTATTGAGAACAATATCTCAGGTGCAGATGGCGAAGACATCAAGATGGTGATTTCTTGGCAGAAATAATCATTCCCTACAAACCGAGAGAACCACAGCTTGCTATCCACGATATGATGGATGGTAAGCGTTTTGGTGTTGTAGTGGCTCATCGAAGAATGGGAAAGACAGTCAGCGCTATTAATCAACTGATTAAAGATGCTGTTCTGTGCGAGAAAGAAAACCCTAGATATGCTTATATAGCGCCTACTTATGGTCAGGCAAAGCGAGTAGCTTGGGATTACTTGTGTAAGTATGTAAGACCACTAGGTGCAAAAGAGAATATTAGCGAACTCAGAGTAGATTTCATGGGTCGCAGAATACAGTTGTATGGCTCTGATAATCCTGATTCACTCCGAGGACAATACTTTGATGGGGTAATCCTAGACGAGATTGGAGACCAAAACCCTAAGATATGGTCAGAGATTATTAGACCAGCCTTAGCAGACCGAATGGGTTGGTGTCTATTCATTGGCACACCTAAAGGGCAAAACCACTTTAAAGACCTAAGAGATAGGGCAGAAGATAGTCCTGATTGGGGATTGCTAGAGTTCAAAGCTAGTGAGACTAAACTGGTAGCCGAGGAAGAATTAAGGGCTGCTCGCCTTGAGATGGGCGATGACAAATACAATCAGGAATTTGAGTGTTCATTCCATGCTGCAGTTGAGGGTAGCTACTACGGAAAGCTACTAAACGACATTGAAGCTCAGGGCAAATTTATAGAAATTGTCCGAGATGATTTGTGTAGGACTGTGGCAGCTTGGGACTTAGGAATGGGCGATTCAACAGCTATTTGGGTAGCTCAGATAGCGAATCAAGAAATAAGAATCATGGACTATGTAGAGAATCATGGTCAAGGATTAGACTGGTATGTGAACTGGTTGCGAGAAAACAACTGGCACATAGCAGACCAATATTTACCACACGATGTAGAGGTCAGAGAGCTAGGAACTGGCAAGAGCAGACTAGAGATGCTACAGGGCGCAGGGTTGAATGTAACAGTATTGCCTAGGTTATCGGTAGACGATGGCATACAGGCAGTACGCAGAATGTTACCTAAATGTTGGTTTAATATGCCTAAAGTTAGACAAGGAATGGATTGTCTGAGAAACTATAGGCGAGAGTTTGACGAGAAGCGTAATGTGTTTTATGACAAGCCTTTGCACGACTGGGCTTCTCATGGAAGCGATGCTTTTAGATATTTGGCGATGGGAATGGACACTAACAACTCATGGTCAAAGCCGATAAATGTAAATACTAAGTGGATAGTCTGATGGATAACGGAACACTAAAAGGCATATTAGAAAACGAAATTGATAACGCTCTAGGCTTTATCGAAACCGAAACTACTTATGCTCGCAGAAAAGCACTCGACTTTTACAATCGTGAGCCTTATGGCAATGAGGTAGAAGGTCGTAGCCAAATCGTTACAGGCGAAGTCGCAGAGGTGATTGATGGTGCGTTGCCACAATTACTGCGTATTTTCACAGCATCAGACGAAATGGTGCGCTTCGAGCCTAAGATGGCTGGTGACGAGGAAAAGGCTAAACAAGCTACAGAATATGTGAATTGGGTTCTAAACCACGACAATAGTGGTGTAATCCTGTTTCATAACTGGTTCAAAGACGCTCTCCTACAAAAGAATGGTGTTGTTAAGACCTACTGGGATGAGAAAGTAGAAATCACCAAAGAGAAGTACGAGAATCTAAACGAAGAAGAATTAGCAATGCTTTTGGCTGACCCTGATATTGAGGTTTCTAGCCAAGAGACAGAAGAAGTAGGTACACAGTTAGACCCAATGACAGGTGTAGAAGTTCCTGTGTTTTCCTACAATGTAGTCATTAAGAAGACTAACAAGACAGGCAAGGTAGTTGTAGAGAATGTGCCACCTGAAGAATTCTTAATCTCTAAGAAAGCTCGTCATATCTCTGATAGCCCATTTACTGCTCATCGCAGATTGGTTACTCGCTCAGACCTGATTAACCTAGGCTACCCTAAAGATGTAGTTGATGAATTGCCAGTTTACTCAGACCTGACATTTTCAGAGGAACGAGTAGCTCGTTATCCACGAGGTGAGCAACCTGATGAGGATTCTCCATTAGACAAAGCAATGCAAGAGATTGAGGTCTTTGAGTGCTTTATCCGAGTAGACAAAGACGAAGATGGTATTGCTGAGTTGCGTAGAATCGTTTACGCAGGTACAGAAATCCTAGAAGATGATGTAGCCGACTTCGTACCATTTGCTTCTGTAAGCCCGATTCCAATGCCACATAAGTTCTTTGGTCAGAGCTTGGCAGACAGAGCGATGGACTTGCAGTTGATTAAGTCTACAGTTACCCGTCAAATCTTAGACAACCTTTATCTGACTAATAACCCACGAATGGGTGCAGTTGAGGGTCAAGTAAACCTAGACGATTTACTAACTGTGACTGCTGGTGGTGTAGTTCGCATGAAGAACCCACAGGCTTTAGTTCCTGTGAATATTGCCCCTACAGCTAATCAGTCATTCCCAATGCTCGAATACTTGGATTCAGTCCAAGAGAAGCGCACAGGTGTTAATGCTCAAAGCCAAGGATTAGACCCTAACATCCTACAGAATACGACTGCTACTGCTGTGGCTATGATGCAAAACGCTGCTGCAGGTAAGGTAGAGATGATTGCTCGTATCTTTGCAGAAACAGGTGTAAAAGACCTTTTCGAGAAGGTTCTACAGTTACTCTGCAAGTACCAAGACAAAGAGCGTGTAATCCGCTTGCGTGGTCGCTATGTGTCTATTGACCCTAGAGAGTGGGCTAATGGCTTTGACATCTCTATCAATGTCGGTCTAGGCACAGGCAACAAGCAAGAGCAGATGGCTATGATTGCTGCTGTATTGCAAAAGCAAGAGCAGATTCTAGGCACACAAGGCTTTAACAACCCATTGGTTAGTTTGACACAATACAGACAGACTTTAGGTCGCTTTATTGAAGCTGCAGGATTTAAGGATTCGACAGAGTTCTTCAAGGAAATTGCACCTGAGTTTGAGCAGATGATTGCACAGCCACAGCCACCACAGCCTGACCCTACAACACAGGCAGTCATGGCACAGGTTCAAGCACAGATTCAGGCTGACCAAATGAGAGCGCAGAATGAGATTCAGGTAGCCCAAGCTAAGGCACAGGCTGATATTGAGTTGCAGAGAGAAAAGGCTGCAGCAGAGATTCAGTTAAAGCGTGAGAAAGCACAGGCAGACTTAGAAATTAAGACAGCCGAGTTCAATGCTGAAGCTAGATTGAAGGCTTTACAGGTAGGCGCAGGACTTTCTAATACACCAAACATCCCTAATCTATGAGCAAACCTGAACAGGCAAACCGATTATTAAACGATGATTTCTTCAAGGAACTTGTAGAAAATCAGAAAGTGTTGTATAAAAACAACATATTCAATAGTGCTGAAGATGATGTAGAGGGTCGAGAAAAGGCTCTCATCAAATACAGGGCGATTGAAGAATTTGTGGCGAGTATTCAAGCAATAGCTGATGAAAAACAGATTGCAAATAAACGCTGGAAGATTTTGTAAACAACCGAAAGGTATCTAAAAATGAGTGAAAACACCAATCCGCAAGGAAGTGTAACAGTAAGCCAAGCAGCTAACGCATTTTTGTCTTTGATGGACTCACCTACTGAGGAAGCTCAACAGGCTCAACCAGAGGTAGACCAACAAGAACCAGTAGAGATGGAAGCCGAACAATCGGAAGAAGTCGAAGCCAGTTCAGAGGACTACACAGATGAAAGTGCGGAAGAAACTGAATACCAAGAAGAAGAACCCGAAGAAACCCCTACTTATCGTGTCAAAGTAGACAATGAGGAAGTAGAGGTCACTCTTGACGAGCTTTTACAAGGTTACAGTCGCACAAAGGATTACACCAAGAAAACTCAGGCTTTGGCAGAAACTCGTAAGGCTATTGAAGCCGAGAAAGCGAGAATCGAAGAAGCTAAACAGTTGCGAGATACCTATGCTCAAAGGCTTCAGGTAATTGAGGAGATGCTCAGTCAGGGTGATGACAAAGAGAATCTTGCTGAATTAAAGGAAACAGACCCTATTGGCTATGCCATTAAGGTTGCCGAAAGAGCAGAAAAGGAAAAGCAACTTCAAGCTGTTCAAGCTGAAAGACAGCGCCTAGCGCAACAACAACAGCAAGAGCAACAAGAGGTGCTTAAGCAACATTTGGCTAGTGAAGCGCAAAAGCTCAAGGAGTGGATTCCTGAGTTTAGAGACGAAGCGAAGGCAGAAGTAGCTCGTAGGCAGATTAAAGAGTATGCGAAATCTATAGGTTTCACAGACCAAGAGCTTGCGAATGTATACGATGCACGAGCAGTCCAAACGCTCTACAAAGCCATGCAGTATGAAAAGCTAGTAAAGGGCAAAGGTGTAGCTACTAAGAAGGTAGCCGAAGCGCCTAAGACTTTGAAAGCTGGAACTTCAAATCCACAGAGTTCCGAAAAGGATGCAGTTAAGAAGGATTTCCAAAAGTTGAAATCAACTGGTAAGAAAGCCGATGCTGCGAAATTATTTGAACGATTTATTTAAAGGATTTAGAAATGCCTACATTTACAAGATATGATGCGGTTGGCGCTCGTGAAGACCTGACCGATGTAATTTATAACATTAGCCCACAAGACACTCCAATTATGTCTTCTATCGGCAAGACCAAAGCTACTGCTGTTTACCATGAGTGGCAGACAGACAGCTTGGCTGCTGTAGATACAGCTAACGCTTTAGTTGAAGGTGCTGATGCTTCTGCTGCTACATTGTCACCAACTACTCGTATTGGTAACTACACACAAATCGTGGGTAAGACAATTCAAGTTTCAGGTACTTTGGAAGCTGTAGACAAGGCTGGTCGTAAGTCAGAAAAGGCTTACCAATTAGCTAAGGCTTCTGCTGAACTCAAGCGTGACATCGAAGGCATCATTACTGCTAACCAAGGTCAAACTGCTGGTACTAGCTCATCTGCTCGTAAGATGGGTTCTTTGTTGTCTTACATCAAGACCAACACAAACAAAGGTTCAGGTACAACTGCTGGTGCAGACCCTACAACTATCGGTGTATCTACTCGTACAGATGGTACAACTCGTACATTCCAAGAGTCTATGCTCAAGGATGTAGTTGCTAAGGTATTCACTTCAGGTGGCACACCTTCAGTATTGATGGTTTCTCCTGCTCTTAAGCAAGTTGTTTCAGGCTTTACTGGCTTGGCTCAACATCGCTATAACAGCAATGCCAATGGCAATGTAACTATCCTAGCTGGTGCTGATATGTACGCATCTGACTTCGGTGTGTTGCAAGTTGTTCCTAACCGCTTTATGCGTACTCGTGATGCTTTGGTACTCGACCCTGAGTATGCAGCACTCGCATATTTGCGCCCATTCCAAACTAACGAATTGGCTAAGACTGGTGACTCTGAGAAGACACAAATTTTGGCTGAATTGACTTTGGAAGTTAAGAACGAAGCTGCTCATGGCGGTATCTTCGACTTGTCAGCAAGCTAATTGTTGAAGTAGAATTGGGGTGGGGAAACTCACCCCTTTTTCTTATAAGGAGAGGAAATTGTCTAAATTAGGCAATCTCGGCAACAATAAGACAGCCTACGCTGATGGCGATGGCGGACTAATTATTGAGACTAAAGTAGACCTTAGCGACTTTATCGCTGAGACACAAGCTCAATATAAGAATAGAAGTGGTAGCACAGGATGGGGAGATAACCCACTTGATGAACGCAATAAGATTGCTACCATACCACCTGAAATCATAGAAGACTTGAATCGTAAAGGCATCATGCGTGGCTACTTCATCGTAGACGAGCCAGCCATGAAGCGATGGTTAAACGACCCGATTAATCAAGTATTCCGTACTAGGGGTGGAAAAGTTTGAAAACAGTTGCTATTTGCATACCTGCTAGAGGGCAGATGGAAGTAGGAACTGCTTTTGATTTAGCTCGGATGGTCAATCATGTAGCCAGAAAAGGTGAAATACAGGTCAATCTGTATACATCTATGGGAACTCTGATATTTGACCAAAGAAACAATATGGTGGAATCAGCCCTAGAAGAAGGTGCTGATTATGTGCTTTTTATCGATGCAGATATGCGCTTTCCGAAAGATACGCTAGAAAGGCTTATATCGCACAATAAAGGCATTGTTGGGGTTAATGCTACTACTAGGTCAGTTCCAGTAAAAGCGACTGCCAAGCACCTTATAATCGATTCTGATGGCACTTGTAATTGGAAACAGATTAGCTCTAAGAATAAGACAGGTTTACAGATGGCTGATGGTATCGGCTGTGGGGTGATGTTAATTAGCAGAGAAACCCTAGAAAAGATAGAGAAACCTTGGTTCTTTTTTGAGTTATTACCTGAAAACAAGCTATTAGGCGAAGATATTTACTTCTGTGTCAAAGCAAAAGATGTAGGAATTGACACATTTATAGACCATGATTTATCACAAGAGATAGGTCATGTTGGCTCATACACTTACGGATGGCATGACATATCATGAGTTTTACTAACTATTCTGCGCTACAGACTACCATCGCTAACTACTTGGGTAGAACTGACCTAACAAGTCAAATTCCTACTTTTATCCAGTTGGCTGAAACTCGACTAGCTCGACAGTTGCGTACTCGCTTGATGCTCAAGTCTGCGACTGCAAGCATGACTGCTGGAGACAATCGGGTAGCAGTTCCTACTGATTTTATGGAACTAAGGGATTTACATATCCAAGGCAACCCTAGGATTCCTGTGACTTATCTGTCTCCTAGCGCTTTCACAAGAAACGCTAGGGCAGAGGAGTCGGGAAAACCTTTGTTTTACACAGTATTGCAGACAGAGTTTGAGTTTGCACCTATCCCTGATTCAGCTTATGTATTAGAGATTCTTTACTATGCAAAACCTGCTCTGCTAAGTGGCTCAAATACTTCTAATGTGTTCTTGGCTAACTATCCTGATGCTCTGCTCTATGGCAGTCTGATGGAAGCCGAGCCTTATCTGATTAACGATGCAAGGGTTCAGTTATGGGCTTCTATGTACGACAGAGCAATAACAAACATTAACGATTCTGACCAAAACTCAGAATATTCAGGTGTTCCACTAACAATGAAATTAGCTACTCAATAAGGATTCAATCATGGCTGAAATGTCGAATTATTTAGAAAATGCGCTGATTAACGCTACATTGCGTAACACAGCTTATACAAGCCCTGCTACTGTTTATGTTGGCTTGTTTACTTCTGACCCTACAGACGCAGGTTCAGGTACAGAGGTTAGTGGTGGCTCTTATGCTCGTACTGCTGTTACTTTTGGCGCACCTTCTAATGGCGCATCAACAAACAGCGCAGCAGTTGAGTTCCCACAAGCTACAGGCAATTGGGGAACAATTACTCATATCGGTATCTTAGATGCTTCTTCAAGCGGTAATCTTCTATACCACACAGCTTTAGATACTTCTAAGGTTATCCAAACAGGCGATATTTTTAAAATTGCAACAGGTAATCTGAGCGTTACATTGTCATAATGCCACTAACTTTAGAACAGTTAGACCAATTTGGAAGTATCGATGACTTACAGTATTCCCTAGACCTAGATTGGTACGAAGATAGGGTTACAGGGAATTGGACACTAGAAGCCATCGATGCTATTGGCTCTATTGACAGCATTAACCTGTCTTTAGATAGCCCATATTGGAATGGACTAACTGTATATTTCTACAATCCAGCAAGCGTTACTGCTAATGCTAGTGTTGTCGCTAATGCCTACAGAGAAAGACTAGGCACAGGCGCAATCACAGGAGAAGCGACAGTTACTGCAAGCCCGACAAGAATTATGTTCTTCTCAGGCTCAATAACTGCCAATGCTCAGACAGAAGCTAATGCCTATGCAGTCTATTCAGGTGTGGGTAGCATTACAGCCAATGCTACTTGCTCTGCAAATGGCACAAGAATTAGGCTCTCCAATGGGTCTATAAGCGCCTTAGCGACTGTTTCTGCTTCTGCCTATAGAGAGCTATTCGGCAATGCTCAAATAAGCGCTATAGCGACTGTTACAGCGAATGGCGCTAGGGTTGTAGACTTTAGTGGTGCTATTACAGGTTCAGCAACTGTTACTGCTGATTCAATCAGAATTAGAACAGGGGTCGGAAGTGTTAATGGATTATGCACAGTTACAGCGCTTGGTGGAGTCGAATATTCGGGCGTGGCAAGGATTACAGGCATCTCAACAGTATCTTGCACAGCAAATGCAGTATTCTCAGCATCTAGCTCAATTATATGTTCAGGCTCTGTTATTGCTCTAGGCAATATCATTGGGGATAATTGGACACCTGAAACAGCAGGTACAGAGTCATGGACACCTGAGACTCCTGATGCGCCAAGTTGGACAGATATTCCTGCAAGTAATGATGTATGGACACAACAGGCAAGTAGCACAGGAACTTGGAATACTATGCCTAGCAACAACAATTCATGGATAAATCAATAATGGCAAACCAAAGAATTACCTTCGGAGAGTGGCTACCTGACCAACCATCGGTGACAGGTGCATTAATGGCAGCTAATAATGTCTACTCTAGGGCTATTGGCTATGGTGGTATTCCATTGGCTGTTGATTATTCACAAGCTGCTTCTGAGCCATTAAACAATGTTGTAGCTGGTAAAAACCCTGATGGAAGCACGACAGTATTCGCAGGAAGCCAAACAAACCTATATAAGCTAGATTCTGCTGATATGTCGCTAGATGATGTATCAGGCGCTACTTATGGCACTCCTGTAGACCAAAGATGGCGCTTTACTCAGTTTGGCAACAGAATTATTGCTGCTAATGGATATGACAAGCTACAAGGTTGGTTGTTAGGAACATCGACTTCTTGGTCTGATTTGGCTGCTGATGCCCCTACTGCTCGTTATGTAACAGTCGTTAGAGACTTCGTAGTTACAGGGCATATTGGCACAGCCTACCCATTTAGAGTCAAATGGTCTGCTATTAATAATGAAACTTCATGGACAGATTCAGCGACTACACAGTCTGACTATCAAGAGATTCCTGATGGTGGCTCTATCGTAGGTGTTACAGGTGGAGAGTTCGGGTTAATCCTAATGGATAGGTCAATCTATCGCATGACTTATGTAGGTAGTCCATTGGTATTCCAATTCGACAATATCAGCAGAAACCTAGGCTGTTATGAAGCTAACTCAGTTATTCAGTATCAAGGGGTAACTTTCTTCCTAGCAGACGATGGTTTCTATAGCTGTGATGGACAGAATGTGGTGTCAATCGGTGGCGAAAAGGTAGACCGCTACTTCTTTGCTGATGTAGACGAAGAATACCTATTCAATATGTCGGCTGCTATCGACCCTATTAAAAACTTAGTGATTTGGGCTTACCCATCTAAGGGACAGGGCGGTAATGTCAATAAGTTGTTGATTTATAACTTCCAAACTAAGCGATGGTCTAGCGGAACTACCAATGTCACTAAGGTAGCTTCAGCTTCTAGCCCATCGACCACTTTAGAAGGTTTAGACGCTATTTCCCCATCTATTGATGCCCTAGGAACTAGCTTTGACTCTCGTATTTGGCTAGGCGGAAAACTGCTATTTGCAGGGGTCAGAGGAAATAAAATTGTCACATTTACAGGACAGAATTCTACTGCTACAATTCAGACAGGAGAATTGTCTCTTGAAAATCGTAAGTCAGCAGTTACTCTAGTTCAGCCTATAGTCGATAATGGCTCTGCAAGTGTAGCTGTATTCTCAAGAGATTTGCTAACGACTCAGGTGGTTTTTGGCACATCAACCGCAGCAAACTCAGAAAATAGGGTGTCAGTACGAAGCATGGGAAGATACCACAGATTACAGTTCACACCTACAGGCGATAATTGGGATGCCATTATCGGTGCTGATGTAGAGCTTGTGCCTATGGGTGGTCGCTAATGTATCGTGTATTACCGCCATTTGGCTCTGACCCTCGTAATGTTGCTGAGGTCGTTAATGGCATTATGAATGGTAAGACCAATAACACAGGCTCTGTGACATTGGCTACAGGTGGCGCAAGCACTACAACTATTACTGATGCTCGAATTGGCATAGATTCAGTTATTTTGTTGATGCCTACAGATGATGTAAGCGCTAGTAGTTATTTCCCTTATGGCGCTTTTCAGGATTCAACAGACCAAACAGCAGGTAGCACGACTACTGCTTATGCAATGACTTATAACACCACAGATTATTCTGAGGGTGTTACTTTAGCAAGTGGTTCAAGAATTACAGCAGGATATTCAGGTTTATACAACCTACAATTTTCTGCACAGTTTGTAAATACAGATAGCTCAATTCAAGATGTTGATGTATGGTTCAGAAAGAATGGCTCAGATATAGCTAATTCTAATAGTAAGTTTTCTGTACCAAATAGACATGGTAGCGTTGATGGTCATTTAATTGCAGGTTTAAATTTCTTTGTAGCTTTAGAGAAAAATGAATATGTTGAGATTATGTGGGCTACAACTAGCACAACAGTATCTATTCAACAGTTACCAACACAAACAAGTCCAACAAGACCAGCAACACCATCTGTAATTGCAACAATGAGCTATCTATCATCAAATGGGTACTCAAGTAATATTTTTACAAGCACTTATATTAGTTCAGTAACTAATGGAAGTGCAGTAATCAGTCATCCTGCAAATAGTATGGCAGGTAAGACATTTAAATATATAGTAGTAGGATAAAAGGAAGCTATTATGGCAGAAACAGTAACCACATCGTCTATTGACCCAGCGCTTAGACCCTTCTTAACAGAAGGTCTACAGAGAGCTAGAAGTCTATTCCTAACAGGCGAGCAACCTAGATTCTTTGAAGGTCAGACTTATGTTAGCCCATCTGCTCAGACTCTACAGGCTTTACAACAGCAAGAGCAAATAGCTACACAAGCTAGTCCTGTTCTTCAGCAAGCTCAACAAGCCTACCAACAGTCTTTGGGTGGCATTGGTCAGACTGCTGCAGGTGGCTTCCTAGGTGCTAATCCTTTTCAAGCTCAAATGATGCAAGCTGCTACTCGCCCATTAGAGCAACAGTTCGCAAATCAAGTATTACCTAGCATTGCAAGTCTTTATTCTCGTGCAGGTCGTTATGGCTCAGGCGCTATGGAACGAGCTTTAGGAACAGCTACAGAAGCTCAGACTCGTGCATTGGGTGACATTACAGCTAATATTGCAGGTCAGCAATTCCAACAAGAGCGTGGCTTACAACAGCAAGCTCAGTTAGGTTTAGCTCAATTAGCATCTGCTGCACCTTCTATCTACTCACAGCAATTCTTACCATCTCAGCAATTAGCTCAGATTGGCGCTGCTCGTGAACAGATTGCTGCATTGCCACTACAAGAGCAAATGCAAAGATTCCAATTCCAGCAACAATTACCTTATCAGCAGTTGTCAGGCTATTTATCATCTGTTTATGGTAGCCCAATGGGGTCATTTGGTACACAGACACAGACCATGCCACAGAATCAGATGATTAATCGTCTAGCTGGCGCAGGTGTTGGTTATTTAGGTGGTCAGGCTTTAGGTTCATTCCTAGGCAACACACCATTTAGCTTAGGTAATGTTTCAGGCTATGGCTTAGGTGGTGCTGCATTAGGTGGTTTATTAGGTGGTGCATTGTTTTAATGATTATTAAAGATATTATCAGGGCTGATTTAGAGGGTGAAAGCCCTGATGATGTTATTAATAGAATTACAAATCACTTAGAAAATAATAAAGGTGTATTGCTAAGAAAAAATAACACAGTAATATTTGGTTATAAATTAACAGAAGATACTGTAGGTATGCACCTTTTTACAGTAGATAGTCCAATTAAAGTAGTTCGCTCAATAGAGTATTTTGTAAATGAAGCTCTGAATCGCAATATAAAAACTGTGTATGGTCTAACAGATAATAAACAGATGTATAGAGTTTTTAGATTGCTAGGTATAAATGTCAAAGAATCAGACTTGCCACAATATAATTGGAAGTGGAAGATAAAGGATTGATATGTCAAGTAGTGGTGTTCCAATAGTAGAAGATGTTGCACAACTAGGTGGCGCTCTTATAGAAGACCCACTCGGTACAGTTGGTAATGTAATTGAGGGTGCATTAGATAACCCATTAAAGACTGCTGCAACTGCTGCTGCTATTTATTTTGGACTTCCTTATTTATCACAAGCTGTTGGCGCAGGTACTTTAGGTGCTAGTGCTGCTGCTGATGCTGCTTTTATTGGCGCTGATGCCGCTTCTTTAGCGTCACAAGGACTGTCTGCTGCTCAGATTGCATCAACTCTTGAAGCTGCTGGTGTTGGCGCTATGGCTGCTGCTGATGCTGCTGCATTAGCTAGTGGTGGTTTAGGCGCTACGCAAATTGCAAGTAACTTGGCTCAATATGGAACTACAGAATTATTTATTCCTGAAGCATTAAAGAGTATTCCTGTCGTTGATATGACTAGAGAAGCAATAGTTACAGAAGGTGGTAATGTAGTTCCAGCAACTACTCTACCATCTGAGTTAGCTACTATTGATGCAGATTTGGCTAAGGCTGCTGCTGGTTATGGCGGTACAGGCTCAAGTATTCAAACTGCTATGAGAGGTTTTGGTTTAGCAAATAGTTTATTAGGCGCTCAAGCACCACAATCATTTGGTGGTATTTACCAAGGTAGACAGGTAGCACCTAGAGGAATGGTTGATTACTCACCTACTCTAAGTCTTTTAGAAAATAGAGTAAGAACCCCTGATGTATCTTCATTGTTAGGATAAGAATATGGCACTATTAGGAACTAGCCCATTAATGCAACTGCTCTCACCTGAGCAACAAGCAAGCACTCAAGAGTCTGCTTTGACTATGGGTGGATTGACAGCATTAGCTCAATTACTAGCAGCTTCAGGACCACAAAGACAGCCTATTAGCGCAGGTCAAGCGATTGGTAGCGCTTTGTTAGGTGGTATTGGTGGCTATCAATCTAGCATGGATAAGCAGTTGCGAGATATTGCTACTACTGTTCAGCTACAAGATTTAGTGCGTAAACAGAAAGAAGCACAACAAGTTAAAGATGTTTTAGCTAGTGCTGCTAAACCTACATTCTCACAGGAAGTTGTGCCTGAAGGTCAAACATTAAGAGATGACCAAGGTGTTCTAACAATGGGCGCACAACCTAGACAAGTTACAGGTATGGAGTATGACATGAAGAAAGTCATACCTACTCTACAGGCTTTAGGTCGTTTTGACTTAATTAAGGATATTGCTCAAAGCCAACAAGAACTTCGTAAGTCAGGAATTATGGGTGGAGATATGACAAATATCCCAACACCATTCTCTGTCTACATTAATGCTGATAGTCCTAATGTTAGAACATTGGCTAAACAATACGAAGATTCATTCAGACGAGGTGTTATTACAGAAGAACAAGCTAATCGCTCATTAGAAGCATTGGCTCGTATGGAAGAATCCTACCAAGGCAGAGTTGATAAGCAAGCAGAAGGTAAGAAGCCTACAGAGGGTGAAAGAAATGCTGCTGGTTTCGTGCAGCGTATGGAATTCTCAGAACAAAAGATTAAAGAAATTGAAGGCAAGGTTGCTCAAGCAAAACAAGAGGGTAAAAAAGTTTCAGAGCCTTATGAAACATGGCAAACAGCTACTGCAAGGTCACTTCCTTTTGTTGGTGATTTTGCAGCAAGCAAAGTTTCTTCTGTTCAACAAAGAGCATTAAGACAAGCTCAAGAAAATTGGGTTCGTGCAAATCTGCGTAAAGAATCAGGCGCTGCAATCGGTAAAGAGGAAATGGATAAGGAAATTGCAACTTATTTCCCAACTGCAGCAGAAATAAATGACCCAGCAATTATTGCTCAAAAAGCACAAGCAAGACAGGTTACAATTGATGCAATGAGAAAGGCTGCAGGAAATGCTTACAAGCCTTTTGATATGTCTCAGTTTATGAAGCAAAATAACTTAGAGCCAAGGAAATAAGCATGGCAGATTATAAGAATTTTGAGAGAATTCTTCGCAATGTAGACAAGCTCAATTCACGAGCTATGTTGATGAATCCACAAGACTCTGCTCTTGAAATTCGTCAATATCTACAAGGTGAAGGATATACACAAGAAAGATTTTTTAATGCTGCCAAAAACTATGCTAAGGCTAAAGGCATTAAGGCTGAATATGGACTTCCTGAAGCTGCTATCCAAGGTTTAACATTTGGCTTTGGTGATGAGTTTGAAGCATGGATTAAGACTCTCAAAAACAAGCGCCCATACGAAGAAAATTTTGCTGCTGTTCAATTTGCAAAGCAAGAGTTTGAAGCAGAAAGACCTATAGCTGCTGCTGCTACAGAAGTATTTGGTTCTTTGCCTACAGCTATTTTAGGTGGTTCAACTGTATTAAGAGGTTTACAAGCTGTACCAAGAGCAGAGCAAGCTATTAGCTCATTATCTGCACCTACTAGACAATTAGGCGCTGCAATCACAGGCGGTGGTGTTACAGGTGGTATTGTTGGCGCAGGTCAAGCAGAAGAAGGTCAGCGTTTGCAAGGTGCTACAAGGGGCGCACAGTTAGGTATGTTGCTATCTCCTGTAGCTTTAGCTGGTGGCAAGGCTGTTGGAACTACTGCACAGAAAGTAGCAGATGTAACAGGCATTTCTAGTGGCGCACAAAGCGTAGTAGAAGCCACAAAGAATATCCCTATAGTTAGAGAGATTACAGGTAAAACAGCACAGTTCTTTGGCTTAACAGACGATGCTATTCAGCGCAGAGCAGATATGAAGATTATTCAGGCTTTGCAACAGGATAAGCTAACTGTAGACCAAATTCGTAGCGCAATGGATAACATCAGAAAATCAGGCTATAAACCTGAAACTATCATGGAATTTGGTGGTGATGCTACTAAGCGCCTAGGCGAAACTGTGGCTATGTACCCAAGCGCAACTACTGCTGCTACTAAATTAGTTGAGGAAAGAAAAGCAGGTCAAGCAGAGCGAGTCTTACTAGACTTCCAAAATGCCTTCAAGGTTAATGCCGATGCTACAGATATTGCTACTAAATTAGTCCAAGAAAGAGAAAAGTTAGCTAGACCACTTTATCAGGCTGCATACCAAAAAGATGCGGTTATTGAAGGAGAAGCGCTAGACAACTTTATGAAACTTCCTAAATTCAAGGAAGCCTACAATAAAGCTAGAGCATTGGCTGAATATGATGGTGTTAATTTGCCACCATTACAAGAGACAGGTAATGTCTTTAACCTACAGACAGCAGACTATGTTAAGCGTGGCTTAGACGATGTTCTATTCGTTTCTAAGATGCCTACAAGCGGTATAGGTAAGACAGAGGTAGGTAAGCTAAAAGAGAAGCGCAATGAGTTTGTAAACTTTGTAGATGACTTAGCCCCTGAAGAATACAAGAAAGCTCGTCAAGTTTACTCAGGCACTACTAGCATTGTTGATGCTATTGAGGAAGGTAAGAACTTCTTTAATATGGATGCTAGAGACCTTAAGGCTGCTTATGACAAGCTATCTCCTGCTGAAAAAGATGGTTTTGCCCTAGGTGCTTATGATGCAATTAAGGGCAAGATTATGTCAGGCGCAGATGGTGCAGACATGGTTAAACGCACATTTGGCTCTCCTGAAAAGCGTGAACAGATTCGTGTTTTGATTGGTGACGATGCCTTTAATCTATTAGAGTCACAGATTGGTAGAGAGCGCACCATGAGAACAACAGAGCAAATGATTGCAGGTAGCTCAAGAACACAGCCAAGAGCAGTAGGTCAGCAAGAATTTGAAGCTGATATGGCTTTGTTCCCACAGAGAGGTTTAGTAAGTGGCGCTATGGATTACCTTATTCGCTCTACAAGAGGTTTAGGTGGCATTACAGCAGAGCGCATTGCACCTGAGTTATTTTCTATTGACCCTAATGTCCAAGCTCGATTATTGAACAGACTAGGTACTTTAGACGATGTTTTAAGAGAAGAAGCTATAAGAAGTGGTGCAACTACAGGTGTAGTTAGTGGAGTTTCAGCGCCATCTTTGTTAGACTAATAGTAATTAAGGAATAGATATGCCAAAGACAAAAATCTCAGAATTTGATACAAACCCTGATAATAATACTGACATAAATAGTATTAATATCGCAGAAGGCTGTGCGCCTAGTGGTATTAACAATGCCATTCGTCAGTTAATGTCTGACCTTAAAGATTGGTATGCTGGTACATCAGGCGATTCTCTAGCTGTAGGTGGTGGCGGTACAGGTGCTACTACTGCATCAGGCGCTAGAACAAACCTAGGTCTAGGAACTATTGCAACACAAAACTCTAATAATGTCACAGTAACAGGTGGCTCTATTTCAGGTATTACAGACCTAGCTGTAGCTGATGGCGGTACAGGCGCATCTTCTGCTGCTGATGCTCGTACAAATTTAGGTCTAGTTATTGGCACAGATGTAGCTGGTATAGCTTCTACACAGAGCTTTACTAGAGCGCAAAGAGGTGCAATCACAGCCTTGACTGATGGTGCAACTATTACTGCTGATTTTGCAGTAGCAAATAACTTCTCTGTTACTTTGGGTGGGAATCGCACTTTAGCAAATCCATCTAATCAGACAGCAGGTCAATCAGGTGTAATTGTAATTACTCAAGATGGCACAGGCTCAAGAACTTTGGCTTATGGTTCTAATTGGAAATTCCCTCAAGGTAGTGCACCAACACTTACAACTACTGCTAATGCTGTAGATGTTCTTGTATATTATGTTGAATCTTCTAGTAGGATTACTGCTAGATTAGTAGCTGATGTGAAGTGAAGCATATACATCATATTATTCCTAAACATATGGGGGGTTCTGATGAGCCAAATAATCTCATTGAATTATCTATAGAGCAACATGCAGAAGCCCATAAAAAATTATGGGAAAAATATGGATGTTGGCAAGATAAAGTGGCATGGAAAGCATTATCAGGGCAAATATCTATTTCAGAAGCTAAAAAATTAGCTCAAATAGAGGGTGCAAAAAAAGGTGGGCTTTCATCAAAAAATAGAAAACCTACTGATGGACAAATATTGCAAGGTTTAAAAAATGTTCAATCAGGACATTTGGATAACATTAGAAATATAGATGCATGTATTAAAGGTGGCAAAACAGCAGGGATTCAAAGTTATAATTTAAAAAAAGGAATTTTTGACCCTAAAAATTATGGCTTAGGTGGCAAAATTGGTGGCAAAATTGGTGGCAAAAAGGCTTGTGTTTTAAATATACTTTGCCATGAATGTGGAATGATTACTAATGCTATGGCGTATGCAAGGCACTCTAAAAAATCAGGACATATTATTAAGGAAAAAATATAATGTCGGTAATACAAAATAATCTTTTGTTGGCAGGTGATGACCAATATAACCTTCAGCGTAGCTTGCGATTCCGTAGCTCTGCTACCGCTTATTTAAGTAGAACTCCATCTAGTGCTGGTAATAGAAAGACTTGGACTTATTCTACTTGGGTTAAAAGAGGTGCTTTAGGTTCTGCTGCTTCATTATTGGGGCATATTGATACAAGTGCATATCCGCAACATTACATTAGATTTAACTCTGATAATACTTTGAGTTTTACTAGAGAGCTAAATCAATCTCCATCTACTGTTGCACAGCTTATTACAACTCAAGTATTTCGTGACCCATCAGCTTGGTATCATATTGTTGTTGTATGGGATACAACTCAAGCCACAGCAAATAATAGAATGAGAATGTATGTAAATGGTGTTGAAATTACTTCATTTTCTGCAAGAACAAATCCTACTCAAAATAGTGATGGCGATATAAATAACACTATTCCAACTGCTATTGGTGGTGTTATTCCATTTAGCACAGTAGTTAATTTATATGATGGCTACCTA